ATACACCAATAGGATTGGATGTTTTGAATTTTAATGCGGGTTCAACTGCCCTACCCTTCTACGGCAATGTTAAACAACTCCTCACCTTCAACACGGCACTAACAGATAGCGAACTTCAAGCCTTGACGAGTTTATAACAAGTACGTACTTTTAAGAAATGAAAAGATAAAATAATGGCTTCAATATATGATAAAAGTAGCTTGGTACTTATTCCAAGTGGTGTTAAAGACGGAAAGCTCTTTAGTCAAAAGCCTACATCAGGAGATGGGGACTTTGATTTTAGTAGAGGGTCAAACCTTGCAGCTACGAGGGTCAATGCTGACCAGTTGATTGAGAAGGGTAGAGAGAATTTGTTGCTGCAAAGTAATTCTTTTGATACTACTTGGACAAAATCAGACACAAGTGTAACGAGCGGGCAGAGTGGGTACGATGGTAGTTCCGATGCGTGGCTATTAGATACCACTATTGCTAATGGGTTTTTAAGACAAGAAATAAATTTTAGCGGTGTTTCAACATTTAGCATTTATGCTAAAGCGGGTACTGCTGATGGAATTTATATTGAATTGGCCACAAGTACATATCCTAATTTAAAAGTAGATTTATCTTCTAAATCTTTTATTTCCTCAACAAGTATTATTGACTACAATATAGAAGATGTTGGTAACGGATGGAGCAGAGTATCTTTTACTATTAGTGGTTCGTATATTAGAGTAAATATAAGAGCTATTGATGGCTCGGGTTCAGTAATTGATGGAACACTATACATTCAAAGCGCACAATTAGAAAGCGGATTAGTAGCAACGCCCTACATTCCCACAACAACAACAAGCGCACAAGCTGGGATATTGGAAAACACTCCACGGCTGGATTATAGCGGGGGAGCGACTTGCCCTTCTGTATTACTTGAACCGAGTAGAACCAACTTAGTAACTCAGTCGGAGTACTTTGGGGATAGTAGTTGGAACGATGGTGGTAATGTTATTTCAGACAATTCAACCACCAGCCCCGATGGGTATGTCAACGCATCATCGCTCACTCCTTCGGCTACAACTGGCGCGCTTCGCTTGTATTATACGGTAACATCAACGGCAGCAGAATACACTTGGTCTGTGTATGCAAAAGCTAACGGTAACCAGTTTATTCAGCTATTATTCGGTAGTGCTTTAAATTCCTCTGTATACTCTAATTTTGACCTAACCAACGGAACAATAACCCAAGGCTCTGGCGGTAAAATTGAATCGGTTGGAAGTGGTTGGTATCGCATATCAATATCAGCTACTTTAGCTGCCGCAACAAATCAGTTGTATGTATGGAATATAGACAACGGAACATCGGCAAGAGGAGCTACGTCTACTGGTAATGGCGTTGACGGAACCCACCTTTGGGGTGCTTCTTTAGAACTCGGCTCCTACCCAACGTCCTACATACCCACCTACGGAATTTCTCAAACTCGTGCGGCTGATAGTTGTTCTAAAACGGGGATATCTAATTTGATAGGACAGACCGAAGGGACTATGTTTTTGGAGTTTGAAGATTTAGATTATTCAGAGGCTTCAATTTCCCGAGGGTTATCAATATCAGATGGAACATATACCAACAGAATATATATAGCACAATTAAGTGGCGGGGGTATGTATTGCGTTTCTTCAACGGGATGCGAAATTCAAGAAGCTACGCCTATTGGAAGAAGGGGCTTATTAAAGGTTGCTTTAGCTTATAAAACCAATGACTATATAATGTATGTAAATGGTGTTTCTGTTGGTAGTGACACATCTGCAACTGTTCCAGCTTGTGATAGTTTGTTTTTAGGTCAAGAAATTGGGTTAACTATAAATACCTTATACAAGCCAACAAACCAAGCCATATTGTTCCCAACCCGTTTAACAAATAGCGAACTCGCTGCACTAACAACAATTTAATATTATGACAAAACTTACAAGAAAGTACGCATTCACAGACGAAGCCGCAGCAGATGCCGCTATCGCTTTACTACCAACCGATGACGAGGGCAACGCCTCACACAATCATTTAGTAACCAAACTCGGTTATTTAGTGGTGGAACCCGCTATAAATGATGAAGATGGCGAAGAGGTTACCCCCGCTGTTTTATCGGATGTATATGCCGTAGATGTTTACTGGAGCGCTGAGGCTTTAGAAGCGTGGGAAGCGTTTATCGTATGGCCTACACCCCTTGGTATTCACAGTTATGGAAGCTCAAGTTCAAGAGATGAGTATAGTGCTATGTACTGTGAGTTATTCCCAGATAGCTTATATTGTAATCCTGCTGAACCAACAGAACTTTAATGTACAGTAGTGTCCACGGAGTAACGGGAGCTTTAATAATAGCAGTAAGCCCTAATCCCGTTGTAGGGGTAGGTCTTGCGTTTATCTCCCACTTCGTTTGGGACTACGTAGGAGAGTCCTCTATAGGGAGTACAAGGAAGTCTGCAATAATTGAAGGCACTTTGCTTATAGCCTTTATAATAGGAGCGTTCTCCACACAAGCTCCTCTGCTGTATCTTCTCGGCTGGGTAATAGGAAACCTTCCCGACCTAATAGATAAGCCCTTACGCATCCTCTTAGGACGTAAAGAGTGGTTCTCGTGTCATAATGGTGATGGATTGTTCCAGTGGAAGGGAAGAAAGTTAGGTTATCCAGTACAGATTTCAATTACAAAAGAGCAGACGTTATTATTTAACCTCTACTCAACTATAATTTGGTTATTAGCCGTAAGCATACTTTAATGAAAAGACTTAAGACAGGAGTTGTAAACACACTATCCTTTGTAAAGCTTAACAGCTTTACGGTAAACTCTTTTGACGTTACGTTGAAAAAGGTAGTAGGGACAGGTTCGTTAACAATAACAAACCTTACTGATGTAAACAACCTTGACGCTTGTAAAGACTTTATCGTTATAAACATTGACCTAATCTTAAATAACATAGAAGGTGGTGAGTATGTATTAACTATAACTAATGTAGGAGAGTCTTATAGCTACCTTACAGAAGTACAGGATTATACCGTTACACAAGATGGTACGGGTATATATGCTGATAGTGTACGCTTTACCGACCTATAAATTGTAAATTAATACAATGGGAATAATTAAGAATATATCAGAGTACTTTGCTTCTAACACTTATGTTCAAGCAACAGAAAGCTCTATCGCAACTAACTCTCTTGAGAACTCTATAGACGACCTTAACGGTCGCTACAGACTTGGACATACTGAAGTTGGTGACTACATTAAGTTTGGTGCAAACGATGACTTTCCAGTTATCCTTGAGAAGATGTTACGTCAATCTCCTGTGCATAGTGGTATCTTAACGAAGAAGTCTAAGATGGTGGTCGGTAAGGACATATCTTATAACGAAGCATTCCTAACTACCAACAAGGCTAAAGCGGAGCTTAAAGCCTTTCTAAACAACTGTGGCGGGAACAATAAGGGTATGTACGATGTGCTTACGCACGCAGCCTTTCAGTATGAGCACAAAGGAGCTTCAGCTTTCTATGTTCGTTGGAACAGAGCGCGTACTAAGATTATAGAATTTAAATCTCTTGACCCTAAGGGTGTAAGAGCGGCAGAACCTGACGCTAAAGGTGAGATAACTCACTACATCGTTAGAAGAAGCTTTGGTTATGGAGCAAGCTCTATACAACATAATGAGCCAAGAAAGATTAAAGCCTTTAACAAGTTTGATAAGACGGGCACAGAAGCTGTATTATATATTGCTAACCCTTATTCGGGAAATCCTTATTATGGAGTACCGAGTTACATTTCTGCTTTTCATTACATTGAGAGTGATTTTGCTTTTGGTAGACATATTAAGAACTCTGCTGAGAATGGCTTTTCCCCAAGGGTATTAGCCACCTTTATAGGTAGAAATATGAGTGCTGAACAAAAGCGTGAAGAGTATGCTAAGTTCAAGGAGTCTTTTACAGGTGCTGACGCGGATAACTTTATTGTTTCTTGGGTAAAGAAAGCTGAAGACGCTCCTAAATTTGAGCCGTTAGACATTACAAACTTAGACAAGACTATAGATGTTTTATCTCGTTTAAACGATGCTAAAATACTTACCGCTCATAACGTTACCTCCCCTACGCTTTTTGGTGTTATGGTTTCAGGAAAACTTGGAGGCACTGGTAATGAATTGGTTACAGCATACCAGATTTTTAGAGCCACAGAAACTCTTCCCAACAGAGAAATCCTTTTAGACGGAGTAAATAGAATACTATCCACTGTAGGATATGATGCTATGGACTTATCTATTGTTGAGGAACCGATTAACCTTGAGAGCATTAAAGGAGCTAACACAGAAGATATAAGCACACAATAAAATTAATTATGCCTGTTGATATAATTTTCATTGACGATAACTACCTATACCAAAACTTCCCTCTTCCAAAGAGAATGGAGAGAAGTGCGTTATTGGCATTAATACAATTAGAGCAATTTACTTCTATCCAAGATTTAATGGGCACTTGCCTATACGACCACATTGAAACCAAGGTAGAGGCACAGACATTAAACGCTGAAGAAGAAGGGTTGTTTAAGCTGGTGAAGTATAGCTTGGCTATGTATTCGGCTAAAGCTGCAATATCTATCCTAAGAACAGCTACAGCTATCACTAAGGCTGAAGAACAGAAGCAAGACCAGTACATACTTGATACTATATCTACTACTATTGACAGTAAGATAGATTATATCAACAAGCGTATAACCAACTATATACTTAACAATGCGACACTCAAGGCTATTGCTATTGCCGATGGTTGCGACAATGATTTATTTAATGAAGAGGACACCTATCAAGGTAGTGTCTTCTATCCTCAAGATGGTGTTACGGTAACGTACTGCACTGACGGGAGTGTAACCTATAATCCATAATGGGACAAACAGATTTGAAACTACTTTTGATTAACAGCACTACATTTTTAGTGTCATTCTCTGACCTTGAGAACATCTTGAAAATAATACTCCTTTTAGCATCTATTGGCTATACTGCACAACGGTGGTGGCAGATGAACAAGGGAAAAAAGAACACATAAAAAAAGGGGCCGAAGCCCCTTTCTATTTTATCCTACCTCGTTTATCTACTGTTCGTACAGCGAAGTAACCTCCAATAACTGTTACGCTTACAAGCTCCCATAGTCCTATCCATCTTTCGCTTACGCTACTGATGCCTATGCCTTCAAAGAAGGTCATAAGGACTAAGAACACAACGATGGTTGCAAGTGTTAATGGTCTAACATTCTTGCTTAACCAAGAGTCTGAGGATAGGTCACTACTCCAACGAGAAGATATCTCCTTTTCTATAGCTGCTCTTATCTCTTCTTTCTCCTCGGGTGTAGATATAAACTTATCTACCGCATTGACCACCGCATCCACAGTCTCCTTCGCACCCCCCGCCAGTATCTTCTTTAGAATACCCATAACTAACTACCACACCCTTCGCAATCTGGGTTATCAATAGAGCAAGCTCTGTCATTCCCTTTATCGTTTGTTAGCTCATCTACGAAGTCTGCAAATCCATCTTCGTACCCAAAATCTGTATTGTTCATTGTCTATTATTTATTTATTAATATGTAAAGATAACGTCTTCTGTTTTAGAAGGGTCATCATCGAGGTGTATAAAATTCTTAGCTATTCCTATTCTATTGATACCAGCTTCTAAGGCTGCTGTTACAATAAGGTACTTTTGTCTTGAGGTAGGAGCGTATACATCACAAGCTCTACCAAGGGTATGGCTGCTATTAGGCACTCCACCGACCTTTTTATTATGTTCTGGGGTTCTATATCCACTTGTAATTTTAAAGGCACAAGCAGCTACTGCACGGGCAAAGGCTATCTTATTAAGGAACTCTACGCTCATCTTATCGTGGCTACCCTCAATGTCTGGAGAGTCAAACTCACTGTACTTAAAGTATAGGTGGAAACTGCTATTCAGATTCTTCATTTTCTTCGTTATTTGATTCTTGTTCATCCCAATAGAGGAACCTCCAGTCGGTATTAGAATTTACACTATTCATTCACCAACTTCCTATAGGTCAACTCAGCGATTAAAGCCGTATAGATGGCGTATAAGAGGTTTAAATCCATATAAGCATAAATCATAAGGCTACACCAAAAAGAGAGGCACAGGACGCAGGTGAAGGGCTTAAAGGTCAAGAACCTTTCCATCAACCAACCGTAAGGCTCAAATATAAACAGATAGGAAAACATAAACCCTAACCCACTTACTAATATCCACTCATTATAAATATCTATCATAACTTCTCGCTTAAATAATCGTCTTTAGTGTACTTGACTAACTTGGTAACTCTATTCCCGTCCTCAATAACAATGACGTTTCCTTTTATATTTGCTCCGTAGACATCTTTCCACTTCAGAGAAACTATTCTATTTATCATCGTAGAGTATATCATCGTGATGATTAGGTTTGCACCACTCTTGCCCTCTTCGTAGTAGTCTAAGAATTTCTCACAAGTTCTCATTACAGCAGCGTCTATCAACGCTTGCTCCAGCTCCTTATCACCATTAGTAATAAATGCTGAACCAGCTACTTCTATAGCTCTCTGCAATATAAAAACACCAAGGGGTTCTGTTATCCTGCCTATTCGGACAGAGGTGATAGCCTCAATCTCAATCTGGCTTTTGTCGTACCTCATAGTATTCTTCAACCTTGTTTAGTATAGTTATGATAGTTGGCAAGTAGTCGGACAGCTCTGCGGAGCTTATGTTCAACTCGTGTGCCAATCGTACCAATGTGACTGACTGACGGTGGTATACCAGTGCATCGATTGCCTCGTATATATCGATAAGGAGATTAGCCTCTGTATCGGTAATGTCTTCGTAGTACTCTTCAAAGTTCATAGCGTTTAGTAGCTTGTGCGAAGGCCTCTCCCCTTCACAGGGTCAAGCCATTCTATTTTATCTATCAGATAAGACTCTTCTAAGTAAGCTTGCATAACCTCCTCTTCTGTGGAGTCGGTTCCAAGATTAGCAAATAGAGATGACATCTCTTGTAGATGGTTATCTATCTTAGTCTTAATTAATTTACAAGTCTGGTATGTTTTTTCCATATTAAATTTCTTTATATCCGTATAATTTTAACTCTACTCTGAAAATATCCTTTGGTAGAGCCTCGTCAACTTTAATCGAAAGGTGTTTAAAGTATTTCTTAGAATCGTCTTTAACCCAGTTACGATGACGGAGGTAATCAGCCGTAAATTTGATAGCCAGAATACAATTATCAGTATCATAGCGGGAATTATGGAAAACGTGAATATTAAAACTTTCTGCAAAAAACTCATCGTAGTTCTCAAATGCTTTATCAAGTGCTGCAAAATATTCTTTTTTATGTTTAACTCTTATTGAAAAATGTCTGCCCGAATAGTAAGCGTTTAAGCTTGGTGGTTTCGGAAGGTTAAGCGTTATGTTATGCATATACCTTGGCTTTACTTATGTGTAGATATCCTACTTCTTTGTTAACGAACTGACGCTGAGAGAAGTGTGATGTCTTTGGCATACCCCTTGTTTCCCATATGGGTTCAGGAACAGTAGCGAGGTTAAACGCATAAATACCTTGTGGGGTTTGTGATATATAAACAGGAATAGTGAGATGGCGTTTAGCCCTACTTACCAGTTTCTCGTACTTAGCTTTCTCTATAAGAAGCTCATCATAGTGTTTGTTACGACACTTAAGTTCTATGTCTGTACTTGTGAACTCGGAATAACAATCGTAATGATTGTACTGACCCTCAGACCATTCAAGGTCTTTGATATAGGTATCCCTTAGGTGATGGAAGAGTGCGTCCTCTTTGTTCTTCCAAGTCATAATTTATTATTTTCTATAGCTATCTTCAGTAGTATAAGATAACCGATTAAGTCTTGCACAGTATCTTCGGTAGCATCTGTAATCCCCTTGCTTTTTATACGCATCAACTTGTCGTCAATCCTTGCACACAAGCTGTCTACTGCGTTACCGCGAGAGAAGATGCCTACGGGGTTAAGGGCGGAGTCCCCGTAAGCAGCGTTCTTCTCAAGCAGGAGGTTCATCACCTCCGTAGATGTTTTTATTATTAAGTCTTTTGTACTTATCATTTCCTTATCTAATATTTGTTGTTGCCATTCCTGCATATCTTTAATATACGTCACTCGTCTAACAGATTAACCTCCAGCTTATAAACTTTATTAACATTTCCCTTTTCAATAACCAACCTACCGCTTGAAGGGTTAAAGAATATATACCCAACGTCCTCAATTTTTCCAGTGTAGTCGCTTATATCTACCTTAAACAATGCTTCATTAATTATAATATCTCCGTTAGCTGTAACCGTAACCCCCGTTGCGGAGGCTACGTTAAACTTTAAGAAGGCACGAATCAATTCTGCAAAGGCTATCTTACGACTAAGAATTAGACTGTGGGTAAGCGTACTGTGGTTTACCATCTCTGTCTTTTTCATAGTATCTGTTTTTCATTTTATCATAGAATAATGTAACCGAACCCAACTTCCCTACAATCTTCGGCTTTGCTTTAACAACGGTAATCTTAACTTGATTAGCTTCGTATGGTACTCCGTTCTCATCCTCTAATCCAAAGGGACATCTCCATACGCTAAGTACCATCATACCTTTCCTTGACCACTGCATTCCCCCTGCGATATCGTTCATAGTAGGTATATCAACATATGGTATACCGTTCTTATACTTCGCTTGTTGGTGTTTAGTGTGTACTGTTACAATGGTGTGATAGTTCTTCTCGGCACTATGCTTACGGACTTTGGTAAGTACTTGCCCAATAGCTATATCGTCTCTTACACCGCTTGTTATGTCTGTGCGTATCTCTGTAAAGGGGTCAATCATACACCCATCTATTTCTATAAAGTTGTCTTCTTCTATTGTTTCAACAGCTGTATAGAAACCTTCTATGGAAAGGTCTTGAAGACCGCTGTCCACCAAGAAGAAATGGTCATTGACAAAGGTCATCGCTAACTCCTTCTCTTCGTCTGTTGCCATCATATGTTCGTTTACTAAGAATGGCTTCCTTAGATACACCCACAGCAGCTCTGCGAACACCTCAGTTGGTGAGCCAGTCTCTGGAGTGTACACTGCCCACTTCCATCCGCTGTACTGTGATAGGTTCATCATAAGCTCAAAACCGAACTGAGACTTCCCTTGGTGCGCTCCTGCGTATATGTAGGTAGTGCTACCCTTCTTCATTGAGTACTTGTCAAACAGACTATCAAAACCTGTCCAAGCACCTTTCTTTACTCCTTCACTTCTCAGTGTGTTTAGAGAGTCTCTTACATCCTCTGCTCTGTAAATAAATTGTTTCATTGCCCTTAGTTTAAATTATTCTCTAATATATTGAAATCTCTACTGTCAGATTCCAAACTCTCGAACATAGTCCTTTTCTTTGTTAGCGAAACTCCTTGTCATTTCTTTTCTTGATATCTCTTCTTTAATATAGAAGTCAAATATCTTCTTACCAGTAAGACCAAAGTGTGCCATTAACTTTGCTATCATCTCTGGGCTTCTATTAATATGCTCAACTGTTTTCGCTCTTGTTATAAATTGGTAATCACGATAGTTATTAATATGTGAGCTACCTCTTTTTATCTTCCAAGCTAATTTCACCTCAACATAGTAAAGCATTTGCCCTTCTTCTTTTTCTTCATTCTGCATCTCCTATATTATTTAATGTTCCACAATCACATAAGTGTAATTGATTTACTCCTATTACTATTGGGATTTGCTTATCGCATCCCAAGCACTTATACTCTTCCATAATTTTTATCCTTTATAGTGAAATCCGTTATATCCAAACAAGTGTAATATAGTCTCTACATAATGTGCTTCTATTGCGGTCTTATATTCTCCTACTATCTCGTAACAATCTACGGGCTTACCCTTTCTGTTATGCTCACTCATCCTTCTCTTTATACAGTTTGTTATACCTACATAGTGATGTTCTGATAAGTAGTACACGGAAAAGAAACCATCGTCATATACTTTTCTGTCTCTTTTAGCGTCAATGTGTTTCTTACAAGACTTACACTCTGTCCTTCTTTTATCGCGGCTTCTATGGTAATCATCTACTGGCTTCTCTACATTGCAAATACGACAAGTACGAAAATCCATATTACATCTGTATCAACCTCAGTCGCCTCTGATACTTACGTATCAAAAGGGCGGAGTTCATTATCTGATTCTGTATATCTTCACTCCATCCAAATCTACTTGCTTGTATGGATAGGTTTACATTGTCTATCATCAGCATCTCCAGATACTTCTGAAGCTCTCTTACGTGTTTTCTCTTTCTTGTCATTTTAGAATATCTTTTATTGCGTAAATCCTTGACTTAGACAAACCCATATCTCTAATCATCCACTCCAAATATTCCCTTGGCATTTCGGAAAGTTTCTTCCCTTTATGCTTCCCTACTTTCATCACGCCATCCGTGATTCTAAATGGTTCTGGAGGTGATTTCTTTGTAACCTTAGTATTGTTATCCCCAGACATATGAGAATGCATTAACTTTGTTCTTCCGAAATTACTCATCTTTTCTCATTTTATAAATTAGAAACCCGTTCCAAGCTAATACCAATAAGCAAAGTAAAACATCCTCAATCATTCTCTGTGCCGTGGTTGTCTAAATCTTTTTTACAAAACTCAATAATCGTATCAATTTTTACAGTATCTCGTCCGTATATAGATTTAGTCATTTCAAGTGTCTCTACTAATTTCTCAATTTTTGTTTTCATTTGTTTTTGGTTTTATTGTGCATATCCTTTGAAGTCCCAATAGTCAATTTCATTACAATGAATACATTCGCCAGATGCTATTCTATCGGATTCGTCTGTGTTTAGCCCAAGACATCTTGAGCATTCGTATACTGATTCTTTCATCTCTCTTTGGTATTAAGGTTTAAAAATGGCGGGCAAGTTTTCTTTTGACTGCAAGGTATGTCAACCGTTCTCGCCTAATCATATAGACGCACATTGCCGTTGTTATTATTAATACAGTCATATCTTGTATGTTAGTTTACCGTTCTTGAAATTATCTTCA